AGCCTTTGATTCAAAGATAAGAAACCCGACACTCATTGAGTATGAGGCTTGCGACATGGTTGGCATCTCATCCCTGTTGTCTAGGATCTCATAGGCAACAAAGGGGAACTCCGTGTCCTTGGGAGCCATGCCGTAATACAACTTGCCAGCAGCACTAGAGGAACCACCAATGGAAGTGTTGAAGGTGCTGTCTCCTGTGAGGTAGGAGTACAGAGCTTCAATGACAGGAACAAGTGAGACTGCCATGACTAATCAACCCAATTCTGCCGACGCAAATTGATGCCCATTCTTTCGGTAAAGTCCTGAACGAAGAAACGGTTTGCTACCCAAAGGTTGTGTGAGAACGATCCAGGCCCAGCCCAAGGTCGAGGTCTGAATGGCACGTTGAACTTCTTGTTTCCATATTCAAGCCAGTAGCCGTACTCGTAAGGAAATGCAGGTCTTCCCCGTCCAGAATCAGGTCGGCCCGCTTTGCTCCACTTCTTGTATCCACTAGCGTATGAAGGAATCCAAGGCTTGAGCTTCTGGTTTTTTACAGAGCCGACATACATGGTAAATTTGGTCTTCTGCGCGTTGGGCTTGTCATGCTTGTAGGAAATAGTCTTGAACAGGGTTTTGGTCTGGATGGCGGGTGCGCGTCCAGGCTGAGAAGCCCCACGCTTTTTGCCCTTCCTTTTTCGTGGGGTTGACATCTTCATGTCACGCTTGATGCCCTTTGCCCACAACTGCCCCGATGTACCCATGCTCCTAACAACAGACTTTTCCAAGTCCCCTACAAATGCGGGGGAGATGTTCAACACCACATGCAAACCTACCTTGGAACTGGAACCCGCAACCGCCTCACCAAGTTTCGCCAGAGGTATAGCCATTAGGACTGCTCCTCCAGGTACAAGACCTTGTAGAGATCGGCCTCGTCGGGGTTCACAACCCCACGAATCAAGAACGTCCGAGAACCGAAGATCACCCTGTCAGTCACATTGGGGTTCAGGCGGTGGGAGACATAAGCCTTCGCCTCGACCGTCATACCTTCGCGGTCGTAAAGGTTCTGCTCCTCTGCACTTGTCGGTTGAATCCGACAGGCAAAGGATTGTGCCGTCGCAAACGACTCCTTGATGCCGCCAAATGCGTCAAGGGTCTGCGTCCGCGTTTCCAGCTTCGCCTTAGAAATGAACAGGGTTTCAACACTCATGGAAGAACCCTCTTGTATCTGGGTAGCCTGGAAGCCACAGCCTCCGCATCCAAGACGTACATCACTGAAGCAGGGTCGGTGGAGATTGCGTAGTCACCAAGTTTCATGCTCTTGGCGGCGGAATCGCGGCTCAGGGATTCGTACTGGCCCTTCACCATTCGCAGCAACTCACGTTCTACAGCAGAAGGTAAGGAGTCAAAACCTGCCGTGTAGACAATGCGTGCAATGCCATATGGAGGATCAAAAGACAAGGCCACCTTGCCTGCTTCGTAATCAAGGTCGTAGTCGCTGTCGGTTTGCTGCCAGGACTCGACCGTAATGTTCTGTGTTCCGTTGACGGTCTTGACCGCTACCGCAGGCCGTCGAATCAGGAACTTACTTGGCCCATCGTTGAGCAGGGTTGCAGACCAATCGGACAAGGCATCAATAGCGGTCGCCAACTCGCCAATGGTGTCGAAGTCTGCGCTGCTGAATGTGTACGTCGTATCGGTGTCCGTACCTCCCGTGCGAGCCACAAGGCGCAACATGGTGTCCGTTACCTCGACGCTCGCTCTCTGAGCTGAACCGTCGTAACTGATACGCATACCGTCGTAAGTCTCAAGAGCCAGGTATTCCACACGTTGGACATCAGGCTGCTCAAGGACGAGGGTTCGGCTGTTAGCCGTAAAGACCCTCTCGTCATAGTCGGCACTAAAGAATGACCTACCGCAAGCAGACTCGATTGCATCGAAGCACTGCTGGATAATCAACTCTAGAGCCGCGTTGTCTGTGTACTGAAGCGTCTGCATGTTGTCGAAGCCAAAGCAAGACACAGTGTTGACGGGTCGCAGTGTACTGCTTGCCGCATCACCGTCGCCAACCAAGTCACCAACCCAGCCTTCGTCGGGAAGGGCAGCAACCAACTCTGTCAACGTGTCGTTAGCAGCAGATGACAGGTCTATAGTCCTAGTACCCGCATTGCTGCCACCCGTAATTATGAGGGTGAGGGTTGTCCCTGAAATGCCAACGGTCGCAGCCGTTGCACTTGCACTCTCATCGTGGAAGATGGTCAAGCCTTCCTGCAATAACGAAGCATCATCGTCCGACTTACGGAGATAAATCTTTGCCTTTGCAACGAGGTCAGAGAGTTGTGCTGCTGTCAGTGCCATGCGTGCCTCTATCTGCGTTGAATCCCAACGGACTCAACCTTGTAGCCTTTTGACTTCATCCATTTCGCCACAGCATCTTTGGCCTTATCTCGATCACTGAACTCATTTGACTTCAGATCAAGTTCCACAGGCTCTCCATCCAACACCAAGCCACCAACGATATACCCACCGTCACTACGGCTTAGGACAAACGAAGCGTGGTCAATCTTCTTGGAAGACTTCTTTGTTGTTTTCTTCTTAGCCATTGGTCAGTCCTTATGCGGGGAGTGTGGGAGGCCAGCCGAAACCAGCCCCCCAACACGCCCCCGCGAAACCGCGAATCAAATCAGGAAACGATTTCCTGAACGCTTGCCACATCGTTGTCGGATGCAGGTGCGTACCGAGCAGACATGCCAAGCAAGATGGCCCCAGCATCACTTGTCGCTGTAGCAACCGTCATCACCATCGCAACGTGGTCGAAGCCGTTGGCGACATCCAGTTCTTCTGCACGACAGTTGATGATCGCCTGATCGTCAGAGTTGTCAGTTCCGCCCTGAGTCAGTTGCGTGATCGCCTTCCCCGTGATGTCCTTTGAACTCGTGCCAGACGAATCAGTCGCCTGTACAAGTTTGAAGTCCAGCGTGGCGGACGAGCCAAGGGTTCCAGCCATAACGACGGCCATGACCTGATTGAACAGATCCATGCCTACATATGCAGATGTCACCGTACTGGCCGCTGTGACATCGGGATCAATGACAGCAATGACTGCTGCACGTTCAGATCCAAGAGAGTTGATAGTACCCATCGGATACTCCTTCCAGCCTTATCAGGCCCGTTCTGCCAGCGTTACGAACGGTGAAACGTCCGCAGCCGAGTTGTCAGAGTCCACAGCAGAACCCATCCACGGCTGACCCGCGATGCGCATGCTGAATCGGAATGCCTCAGTTGCCTGATCGAACCACAGGTGCATGGATCGAGCAGACTCAACGCCGCCAGCCTTTACGACTGTGACATACTGACTGAGGTCTGCAAAGAAGATGTCACCCAAGTCACCAAGCGTGTTCGCATGCTGACTGATGATGAGCGGTCTTCCGAACAGCGTCCCGTATGGGGTATCAGCCAACTGCATGTTGGGCAGGTACAACGGGTTGTTGTTCAGACTCATGTTGAACAGCTCAGGCAGGCAATCAGCGTTGCAGATCCAGACAGCATTGCCGCCAGGACGGTGCATCATGCGTGCATACATCTTGAGGATGTTCTCAGCAATGATCGTGTCTGCGGCTTGGCCCGAACCCTTGGCAACAGTGACAAGCGCACCAGCGTTCAAAACGCCGAGCGGTTGACCTGCGCCTGTGCCGTGAAGGATTGAATCCTCAACAGCGTACCGAATCGCATCACCCGCACGGTCTGCAAGCAGTGACTCAGCAGCATTTGCATCTGACAGCAACTCATCAGTCGCAGGACACAGTGCGGCAATCTTGGAAAGACGCAACGTGTCATACTTGAGTGCTGGCTTGCTCTGCGTGATGGCGGCAGCTTCTTCGACCCAATAGGTCTGAATGCCACTGCTACCCCAAGGGGTGTTCTCGTCTGTAACAAAGGTCATGGAGTTACGAGAGATGGTCAACTGATCTGTCTGAGCGAGCAGGCCATCGTCGGCCCACACGTTCGCGTAGATTTTGTCAGCGTACTCAGTCGGGACCAAGTAACCGCCGTCAGCACCCACGTTCTCGTTGGCGAAGGAAGACAAGGACGCCTTCGTCAGACGCTCATCGGTCGTTCCACCAGGCACGCAAGCCGTCTTGACGGTCTGGAAGAATTCACCAAGTCGCTTGAATCCGAACGAACGGTCATCTTCACTGCGGTCACGAACATTCGTGATTACAGC